GTGGGAATATTCTTCTTTATGGGATAGTGGTTCATTATCTCCAGAATGGAATGATAATTCAAGAACACCATCAGGTATTCAAACAAACAATCCATTAGGATATGCACTATATAACAAATATATAAAACCAGTTTTAACTAAACCATCTAAAACTGTTTTACAAAATATATTCCAAGATGGTGATGTTGGTGACCCAACAGTAGCAGGTTCATCAGGATACACATCAGAAGTTGGAACAGGATTAATTTCTAAAATAACATTTAGAGACCAATATGATAATATCGGAAGTGGTTCAGTAACTTTAAATGTATTTGAAAATAGTGCACCATCTGCAGACTTTAGTAATTCTGGCTTGACTGGAAATTATAACGAGAACTTAGCAACAAGTGGAACTGCATTATTAACTTCAACTATAACAGATACAGAAGGAGATACTCCATACTCAATGTCATTGAGTGGAACAAGTGCGTGGGCAATTCAAGCAGTACCACAAAACTCTGATTCTTCATCTTACCAAATTCAAGTTACTGATGATACTTCATCTTTAGCAGCAGGAACTTACACTTATGATGTGGAAGTAACTGATAGTTTTGGTAAATCTACAACTTACAGTAACAGAACATTTGAAATCGAAGAAGCTGATACTGGTACATTAGTTGCAACTGATACATACATTATAGAATCGGCAGTAAGTGGTGATTTAATTAGAAGAAATACTGATGGTAGAACTGGTACTCAAAGTTCAGTAGCAGTTTCTTATTCACCATCATATGGTTCACCAACAGCAACAAACTTTGCATCATCAAATGCATTGATTGATATTGATTCAATTGGTAGATTATCTGTTGGTAATGATATTAGTGGTAGTAGTAGTGTATTTGGAAGTATAATAGCAACAACGATTACTTGGAATGACCAATATAGTAACAATGGTTCACAAGTTATATCAATAGATGTAACTAAAAACTTTGCACCAACTGTAAGTTCAACATCTACTTCTAACTTAAATACAAACCAAGCAACAGGTTCAGAATTAATTTTAAGATTGAACTTAACTGATACAGAAGGTGATACAATAAATGCAAGTGGATTAACTTGGACTGGGTATGATTCAACATATTTTACACCAAGTAACACAACAGGTCAAATGAACTTATTAGTAAATAATACTTCAGTACCAGCAGGTGAATACGATTATACCGCTTCAATGGAAGATGTACATGGATTTAGTACAAATCTTGTAAGTGGTTCTTATACAATAGCACAGGCAGATAATGGTACACTTGGTGGTGATACTGCAATTTACTCAATAGAATCGGCTGAAAGTGGAGATTCTTATAGAGATGCAACTGGATATAACAATGGAAATACGGCACAAGTAAGTGTATCTTACTCACCATCTTATGGTTCACCATCTGTTCAATCATTCACCTCATCTAATCCAGCAATCGCGGTAGATGGTAGTGGTAATTTAACATTAGGTGTAGATATTAGTGGTTCAGTAACTCAAAGTGGAGATACAATAAGTTCAACAATAACATTTACAGACCAATATGGAAATTCTGATACTGGTACAGTAACTGCTACAATATTTGGTAACCAATCACCAGCAGCATCATTTACATCAGCATCAGCTTATGATTCAGATGCTTCAATAAGTGGTTCAACAGCTGGAACATTAACAGTAACCGATACAGAAAACAACTCACCATTTACATTCACCCTCGCGGGTACAGATGGTGATAAATTTAATGTTGCAGGAAGTTCCTCACCATTCACAGTTCAACCAACGGGTTCATTGGATGCAGGAACATACTCAGTTAATATTACTATAACTGATAATTATAGTGAAAGTGTAACCTTAACAAATGAAACAATTGTGGTAGATGCAGCAGAAGTATTATCAAATATATATGTTTATACTTTACCAATTAATGGTACTTACGCAAACGTAAGTGGTATATCAGCAGATGGTAGTGGAACACCACCATCACCAACTATTGCAACAACGTATGGATTCTTTACGGCATTCGTAGATTCGGATACGTTAGGAGATTCAACAATTACAGTAGCATATGGTAGTAATTTTACGGCAACAAGAAGAGCAATTGTAAGTGGTTCAAATGTAGATGCTGCACTTGATAGTGTACCACTTGGTATAAGTACTGAAGAAAGAGTATATGTATTTATCCCAAGTGGTTCGGATACTCTTGAAGGAGTACCAACAAGTTTTACAACTGCAAACCCAGGAACATCAACAACTGTGGGTGAATATGTATTTTTTATTAATGATGCTGATTCATATCAAACAGCATTCCCAACCGATGTAAGAAGTGCAAACATTCACAAGTTAACTTTGGATACTGCAGTAGATGGATATACAGATTGGTTTGTAGTAGGTACAAACGATAGATTTCCAACAGAAGAAAGTGAAGTATATGTTAGAATTGTACCATCAAGTGGTTCAGTACCATCTTAAAATATTTATAGTAAGGAGAAAGAAGAAACATGGCAATTTCGGTTAATGAACAAATAGTATTAAATTCATCCTTTACAGGCTCTAACGCCTTAGCGGATGTTCAGTTCATCAAAGGTGCATTTAAAGTATTTGCAACCTATGATGATATGACTGATGCTCCTCTTGCATCAATCTCAAATAACCAAATTGTATGGGTAGAATCCCTTGAAGAATTATACCAAGCAACAATAACTCTAGCAAATCCACCAATCTCATTTTCAGATTCAGTATCGTGGAGTACATTTACTGGGTTCGGTTCTGGTGGAGGTGGAGGTAGTGGTGATATTACCGCCGTACTTGCTGGTAATGGTTTAACTGGTGGAGGACCAAGTGGTACTGTAAGTTTAGCAATTGGACAAGGTAATGGTATAATTACTGGTTCTTCTTCTATTTCTGTAAGAGCAGGAAGTGGTATTATAGTAGATGCAAATGGTGTATCATTCAGTACCGGTTCAGTTCATTTTACAGAAGGAGTACAAAAAACAGAAATTGATGGTGGAGATATATAATAGTTCCACCAAAATTTTATATTTATAAGATATAACACTATATAGTGTTTTAGCTGGGCAGATGACCCAAAAATAATAAAGGTTAACGAATAATACATTTAATTAATTAAAAAAAGGAAAAAATAACAAATGGCACAAATTATAAGACACAGAAAAGGAGTCTTGGAAAGTGTTGTATCTGCAACTAAAAGAAAAGCGGAATTGTTAATTGTAACGGGTTCATCTGGAATAACATCTACAAACTCAGATGCTATGATATTCTTTGGTGATGGTACTGACGCTACTCCATCGAATAAAATGCTTTATGGAACAGCAACACCAAACTTAACTGGCGCATCATATAGCACTGCGGTAGATGGAATCCCTTACTATAACACAACCGAAGGAAAACTTTATATTCTTGCTAAAGGTGGGAATATTGAGATTAGTTCAAATACAGACGGGACTGGAATATATTCTGGTTCAGCACAAGTACTGGCAGATTTTCTCTCAGATAACGCAAATGTAGATGTAGGTAGTGGAGATTTTACTACAACTGGTAGTGGTTCTTTTGGTGATATTAATGTAAGTGGTAACGCTACAATTGATGGTAACATCATATTAGGTGGTAACATTAACATTGGTGATGCTAACACAGACACAGTATCTTTTGGTGGTGAGATTTCATCAGACTTCATTCCATCTGCAACAAACACATACGATTTAGGTTCAGCAACCGATAAATTTGCTGAAGTTCATGCAACTACTCTTTTTGGAGCAATTAATGCTACTAATGGTGTAGTTTCTGGTTCACAACAAGTAGTTGGAATATTAAGTGAGTTAAACTCATATACTGCTTCGAATGATACTGACCAAACTGCACAAGATGCTAGATTATCAGCTTTAGAAGTTGAAACTGGTTCAATTGATACTGCTCAAACAGCTCAAGATGCTAGATTATCGGCTTTAGAAGTTGAAACTGGTTCTATTGATACTGCTCAGACAGCTCAAGATACAAGATTAGACCAATTCGCAACTGAAACTGGTTCAATTGATACTGCTCAAAATGCACAAGATGATAGATTAGACCAACTTTCAACTGCAACTGGTTCAATTTCAACTGAACAATCGGCTCAAAATGGTAGATTAAGTAACTTAGAATCAACAACTGCTTCTATTGATACTGCTCAAACTGCACAAGATGGTAGATTAAGTAATATTGAAAGTTTTACTTCATCTATTGATACTACAATTAAATCTAAATTAGATGCTGATACTGTAATTTCAGGTTCATCTCAAGTAATTATTGGAGATGTTGATGGATTTACTGCGTACTCATCATCAGTAGATGCTCGTACAGTTGCATTGGAAGATGCAGTTGGCGAAGGTTCTTCATTAGATTTAAGAATAGATTCATTAGAATCATTTAGTGGTTCTCAAGAAGGTAAAGATGCTACACTTGAAACTTATACTGCTTCAGTAGATGTAAGTTTAACTGAAATCAACACTTATACTTCTTCTTTAAAAACTGCTATCACAGTTAGTGGACAAAACGTAACTGTTGCTGGTAACTTAGAAGTACAAGGAACAACTACAACTGTTGATTCAACTACTGTTAATATTGGTGATAACATCATCGAATTAAATGGTAGTGGAGCCGTACTTGGTGGTATGTATGTTGGGGATGTAACTTCTCCAGGATTATCATCGGGTTCATTATTATGGGATGGTACTAACAACTATTGGATTGCAGGAGCAAGTGGTTCAGAATCTAAAGTACTTTTAGCAGATGGTGACGATGTAGTTTCTGGTTCAGCTCAAGTAGTTGATATGTTAGATGAATTAAATGCATATACTGCATCTAATGATACTGACCAAACAGCTCAAGATGCTAGATTATCAGCTTTAGAAGTTGAAACTGGTTCAATTGATACTGCTCAATCTTTACAAAACTCAAGATTAGATTTAATCGAAACCGCAACTGGTTCACTTGAAACTGAACAAAGTGCTCAAGGTGGTAGATTAAATAACTTAGAATCAACAACTGCTTCTTTAGTAACTGAACAATCAACTCAAAATGATAGATTAGACCAACTTTCAACTGAAACTGGTTCTATTGATACTGCACAAAATGCTCAAGATAGTAGATTAGACCAACTTTCAACTGAAACTGGTTCTATTGATACTGCTCAGACAGCTCAAGATGCTAGATTATCGGCTTTAGAAACTGAAACTGGTTCTATTGATACTGCTCAGACAGCTCAAGATGGTAGATTAAGTGAAATTGAAACATTCACTGCATCTCTTGATACAACTTTTGAAGAAAAATCAAGTGCATCTCATACTTTAGTAAGTGGTTCATCACAAGTAACAAGTGGAGCGGCTTCTGGTGAAGTTCTTTACAAAAATGCTGGTGATAATACAATTGATGGTTCAGCTATCTATTCAGATGGAACTGATTTAATCTCAATTGGTACTGCAACTGGTAACGTTGGTGATTTAGCAAGTGGTAATCAGTTATCACTTTATGGTTCATCAATTTCAGGTCTTTTATCTTTCGATATTAGTGGTACTTCAAAATCTTTTGATTATGTATCATCTGATTTTAGATATGTTGATACAAATTCTGGTGTAGGTATTGTACTTAAACCAAACGCAGATGCTAACAAAGCATGGATTATTGATACAGATGGAGATTTAGTTTCTAACTCAAATAATGCTTCAGTAACAGGTAGTATTTATGCTGCTAACGTTGTTGCAAGAGGAGATATAAGTGGTTCAAATTTATTACTAACTGGAAATGCAAACATTGATGGTAACATCGTAATAGGTGGTAACATTACTATTGGTGATGCTGGAACAGATTCACTTACTATTAACGCAGATATTGAATCTGATATCAGACCAAATGCAGATAACACTTATGATTTAGGTGCAAGCGGTTTAAGATATGCTGAGATTCATGGTACTACTATTTTTGGAGCAATAAATGCTACAAATGGTGTAATTAGTGGTTCAGCACAATTACTTAACGTAGCAACCGATTTCGGAACTGGTAGAGTAAGTGGTGAAGATATTGGTGATTTAGCAGGAACTTCAACATTTACTGGTTCATTCGTAGGAGACGGTTCAGGTATTACTGGCCTTTCAACTACAATTTCAGTAAGTGGTTCGGATGGTTCTAATGATACTGTATCTTTATTAGATGGAGCAATTACATTTGATGGTGGCACTGGTGTATCAACAGCAGTTGCAACTGATACTGTAACTATTTCAGTACAAGATTCTTCAACATCTGCTAAAGGTATCGCTTCATTCTCATCTGATGACTTCTCAGTTTCAAGTGGTGATGTAACCCTTAAAGCTGGAAATGGTGTAGATTCAAGTGGTGGTGTAAGAGGTGCAAACCTTAACGCTGATACGGCTGGTGATGGTTTAACTTATTCACTATCTAATCAACAACTTGATGTAGATTATGGTTCAACTGCAAACACTGCTGTTGAAGGTAATACTACTGCTACTTTCACAGGTACTGCAAATGAAATTACTGTATCTGATTCAAGTGCACAAGCACTTGGTGGTGGAATCGCAGTAACTATTAGTTTACCTGATGATGTAACAATTGGTAATGACTTAACAGTTACTACTGATGCATCTGTTGGTGGAAACCTTTCTGTAACTGGAAACCTTTCAGTATTAGGTACAACTACAACTATTGATTCAACTACTGTTAACATCGGTGATAACGTATTAGAACTTAACTATGGTGGTGCACAAGACACAGCCGGATTATTAGTTACTGATACAACTTCACCAACTACAGCTTCAGGTTCATTATTGTGGGATGGTACTAATGATTATTGGAAAGCTGGAGCTCTTGGAAGTGAGAAGGAAATAGCATTATTAAATGCTGCTCCTACTACTAACACAGTTCTTAAAGCTGATTCTAATGGTTTATTAGTTGATTCTGTACTAACTGATGATGGTACTGATGCTACATTTAGTGGTGATGTTATCGTTTCAGGACTTTCAGTAGGTTCAAATGGTGGTTTCCTTTATGTGGATACATCAAACCAACTTAATTCCGCTACAGCAACTAACGCTGGAGATGTAATTCAATGGGATGGTTCATCATTCGTTGCAAGTAACGAACTCGATGGAGGTACATTCTAAGAATATACTGATATTTAAAAACAAAACCCTCACAGAAATGTGGGGGTTTTTTTATATCTTTTTTTATTCTTATACTTATATTAGTAATGGTGTGTTCCGAAAAAAATCAATTATTCAATTCATCAATATTTATATGTAATCAAATAGGAAAACATAAATGGCTGGAATATTACAACTAAGAAGAGGGCTAAAATCAACATATATCTCAGAAGGTACAAATCTTGCTGAGGCATTTTTTGTTACAACTGCAGAAAGCGGTTCAATATCAAAGAATACTTTAATAGTAGGTGTTAGTGGTTCAGAGGGTAACGATGTTGTTACCTTAGCAAAACTTTCATTAGCAAACAAAGACAATACTTATGCAGATTATAACTCAGGCTCGTTTTGGATAACGGGTGATTATACTGGTTCAAATGCATTAATTTTAGATAACTTAATCGTAAGTGGGTCTACCTTCGTAGAAGGAGATTTACACTTAGAAGGACACCTATATTTAGGTTCGGGTTCAGATGATGATGTGGTACGAGTACAATCAGAATTTAGTGGTTCAATTATACCCGATAATGATTTAACTGGTTCATCATCAACCGATGCTACAATAGGATACTTTGATTTAGGTTCAGATTCAAAAAGATTTAAAAACTTATTTTTACAAAAAGATGTAGCAAGTGGAAGTAATGGAGGATTTATTTCAGCATCCCACATTGACTTGACTGGTAATGTTGTAGCAGATAATTTAGGTAGATTTGGAACTTTAAGAGTTGATGATTTAGATGATAATAGAATCTTAGTAACTGCACCATTAGGACAAGTAGAACATGATGATAATCTACAATGGGATGGAAGTGGTATTACTATTATAGGAGATTATTACCAAGCCAAAGCAGGTGCATCATTCCAATTTGATGGTTCTGGTATGGATATTACTGGTTCTATTTCAAATTATCAACTAAGAGTTGATAATGGAATTGTATTTACAAATGAACTAGGAACTTTAAATAACCAATCTACTTTTACTTGGAATGAAGGTACATTATATGTAGATGGTGATATATCAGGCTCAGGTACTTTAGAAATAGATGGTCAAACAACATTAGCATCTTTATTAGTTGAAGATTTAACTGATAACAGAATTTTAATTGCAGGAACAGGTGGTGAAGTAGAAGATGACCAGTACTTTACATATGATGGTAATAGTTTTGAAATAGGTTCAGATGGACACTTTACTGTATTAAGAGCAAGTGGTAACACTTTTATTAGTGGAGCAGTTCAGATGTTCTCAACACTTGATGTAGATGCACAATCAACACTCGCATCAGTAAACGTAGAAGATTTAACAGATAACAGAGTAGTAATCGTTGGAGCAGGTGGAGAAATAGAAGATGATGGAAACTTTACATTCAATGGTACAGAACTCAATATAGGAACTGGTAACTTTACAGTTCAACAAGGAAGTGGTAATACACAAATATTAGGAACATTAGATGTAGATTCACAATCAACACTATCATCTCTTAATGTACAAGATTTAACAAGTGGTAGAGTAGTACTCGCTGGAACAAGTGGTGAAATCGAAGATAGTGCAAACTTAACATTCGATGGAACAAACCTTACAGTAACAGGTAATACAATTGTTACTGGTAACCTAACAATAGAAGGTACTCAAACACAACTTAATACTTCTATACTTAATGTAGAAGATAAAAATATTTTAATTGCAAGTGGAGCAGCAGATGCTACCGCAGCAAATGGTGGTGGAATTACAATCGATGGAGCAGCTGCTACTCTTTTATATGGTTCATCTGATGATTCATTCACCTTTAACAAATTATTAAAAGTAAATGGTAACATTAGTGGTTCTTCATTTAATGGAACAACTTTACTTTCTTCATCAAACGAAAACTTCGCAGATTACTCACAATCAGTAGATTCAAGATTAGATGAAATAGAAGGACCGATGAGTACTTCACTTGATTCGAGATTGATAGAAATATTCGCAACAGGTTCAGACCATGAAACAAGAATTGATGAAATTGAAACAACTTTCTCAAGTTCGGTAGATTCAAGAATCAGTTCTAATGATTCTGATATCATTTCTCTTGGTACTACAAATAACACACAAAATACTAATATAGGTAATTTACAGTTAACTGGTTCAGACCATGAAACAAGATTAGATTTACAAGAATCTTATAGTTCATCATTCACATCAAATGATTTAGATATGAATGGTAACAAAGTTCTCTTTGGTAACGTTTACTCAACTGAAGGTGATTTACCAGCAGCAGGAACTTATCATGGTATGTTCGCTCATGTACATGGAACTGGTAAAGGATATTTTGCTCATGGTGGTAATTGGATTCCTTTATTAAACGAAAGTACCTTTACAACAGATTCAGCATCGTTTGATTCGAGAATCTTAGAATCATTCTCAACTGCATCAGACCATGAAACTAGATTAGATTCACAAGAATCATTTAGTTCATCTATTGATACTACAATAAAAACAAAATTAGATACAGAAGCAATAGTAAGTGGTTCTGAATTTACAGGTTCAGTTAATATAACAGATACTATTAATTTAACTGCACAAGACCCATTGCCAAGTGGTAATGTTGGTGATTTGGCAGTTTCTGGTTCTAATCTGTTTTTCTACAATGGAGCATGGACTCAGGTAGTATAAACTATAAATCTGAAAGATAATAAATGGCAGCAATACTACAATTTAGGCAAGGGAGTAAGACGAGTTTTATCTCATCAGGCCCTTATATCTCCGAACCATTTTTTGATACTGATACAAATATCATTCATATCGGAATTAGTGGTTCTTCTTCCATTACTCTTACCAAATTAGAAGATATCAATAGTGGTTCTTTTTCTGTAAGTGGTGATATTAGTGGTTCTAATTTATATCTTAGTGGAGATTTAACTGCCTCAAATGCCACTCTAGGTGGTGATATCACAATTGGTGGTAATATTATCTTAGGTGATAGCGTTACTGATGATATCACAATATCAGGTCAACTTGATTCTAATTTAATTCCAAAAACAGATAATACACATGATTTAGGTTCAACTACAAAAAAGTGGGCTCATCTTCATGTAGTTAGTGGTTCTATTGATTCAATAGATTTAATATCAAATTTACCAAGTGGAGTAATTTCAGGTTCTTCTCAATTACCAAGTGGTATTGTAAGTGGAAGTGAACAATTACCAAGTGGAATTATTAGTGGAAGTGAACAATTACCATCGTCAATCGTATCATCATCTCAGCAAGTAGTAAACTTTCTACCCGATGGAACAATAAGTGGTTCAGAACAATTACCAAGTGGAATCATAAGTGGTAGTGAACAATTACCAAGTGGAGTAGTAAGTGGTTCAACTCAAATAACAGATGGTAGTGGTTTAGTTTCATCATCTCAACAAATTGATGCAGGTTTAGTAGCCAACTTTGATTTAGAAGTAAAAAATAAAATGAACCTCGATGGAGTAATAAGTGGTTCAGGACAATTACCAAGTGGAGTAGTAAGTGGTTCTCAACAAATAATAGATTCACTACCAACTGATACAGTTAGTGGTTCTCAGCAAATAATAGATTCACTACCAACCGATACAGTTAGTGGTTCTTCACAAATATCAGAATTAACCCACATACACTCATTTACATCATCATATAATGATGCTATTTCATTAAATGGAGATGATGTTACTATAATAGGAGATTTAACAGTACAAGGTACTCAAACACAACTTAATACTGCAACTCTTAACATAGAAGATAAAAATTTATTAATAGCAAGTGGAGCAGTTGATTCATCAGCAGCAAATGGAGCAGGTATAACAATCGATGGTGCTAATAAATCTTTAGAATGGGAACATGGTACATCACAATTTGTATTTGATGCACAAGTAAGTTCTTCGATAGGATTTAAGGGAGATGGTTCAAATCTTACAGATGTAACTGCAGAGGAAATTGAATATACCAATATTTTAAATAAACCAACTCTTGTAAGTGGTTCAGACCAAGTATTGGGTGGTACAAATATAGTATCATCATCACAACAAGTAACAGACTTTTTACCAAGTGGTACTATAAGTGGTTCAATACAAGTATTAGGAGGAACAGATATTATTTCATCTTCTAATCAAGTAGTTGATTTTTTACCAAGTGGAACTATTTCTGGCTCTATACAAATAACAAATATTTTAGAATCAACATCACCTGGTTTGGTAAGTGGTTCAGACCAAGTAACATCATCTTTAGATTTAAGATATTTAGAAATTAATGGAGATAATGTTCTTTCATCATCAATTGAAAACTTTACAGATTATTCAGAATCAGTTGATTTACGATTAGAAAACACTTTACAAAGTGGTTCTGCAACATCTCAATCATTACATAATTTAGTTGGAAACTTTCCAACAAGTGGTTCATTAGGAACTGCAGCATTTTATAACGTTTCATCATCTTTAGCAGATGACCCAAATGTAATTCCAAACGTAAAAGCAGTTTACGATTATATCAACAATACAATTGGAGCAGCAGATATTACTGGTGTTTCTGCATCACTTGGTTTAAATGGTGGTGGTGATAATGGGTATGTATCATTAAGTTTAGATACTGCATCTGCACACTTTCAAGCAGGTGTTGAATTATATTCATCAACTTTACCAAGTGGAGTAATAAGTGGTTCTTCTCAATTACCAAGTGGAATTATTAGTGGTTCTTCTCAATTACCAAGTGGAATTATTAGTGGTTCTTCTCAATTACCAAGTGGAATTATTAGTGGTTCAGCAATTACAACAGATGGAACTGATTTAGTTGCAATTGGAACTTCTACTTCTAACGTTGGTGATTTAGAAAGTGGTAATCAGTTATCACTTTATGGTTCATCAGTTTCAGGTCTTTTATCTTTTGATATTGCTGGTACATTTAAATCTTTTGATTATGTATCATCTGATTTTAGATATGTTGATACTAACGCGGGTGTAGGTATTGTACTTAAACCAAACGCAGATGCAGGTAAAGCATGGGTTATTGATACAGATGGAGATTTAGTTTCTAACTCAAGTAATGCTTCAGTAACAGGTAGTATCTATGGTGCAAATATTATTGCAAGAGGAGATTTAAGTGGTTCAAATTTATTACTAACTGGTAATATTACAGTTGATGGTACAGTAGATGGAATTGATATTGCAACAGATGTAGCAGCAAACACATTAAAGACTGGATATGCTGATTCACTTGTAAAAACAAAATTAGATGCAGATGGTGTAATTAGTGGTTCAGACCAAGTATTGGGTGGTACAAATATAGTATCATCTTCTAATCAAATAAGACCTCTTTTACCAAGTGGTACTATAAGTGGTTCAGACCAAATATCTGCATCATTAGATACAAGGTATGTAAATTTAACTGGTAATGAAACTATTGAAGGTAACAAAACATTCGATGATAATATAATAGTAGAAGGTAACTTAACTGTAAACGGAACTACAACTAGTGTAAATTCAAATACAGTTAACATTGGTGATAATATTATAGTTCTTAACTCCGATGAAACAGGTACCCCTTCTCAAGATGGTGGTATTGATATCAACAGAGGAACTGAAACTGATGCTCGAATCATGTGGGATGAGAGTGAAGATTATTGGTCTGCAGGTTTAGTAGGAGCAGAATCAAAAATATTAACTGATTCAAATGTAGATTATTATACTAATGCCGATAACACTACTCACTTAAATTCACTAGAAGTTTTAAGTGGTTCAATATCTACAGCACAAGTAACTGAAATCAGTAATTTAGATGCTAATGAAGGTGCACAATTAGAGAACATTGATTCAGTAACAATCTCAAATACTCAATGGGGTTACTTAGGTTCATCTGACCAAGGAATTGCTAGTGGTGATGATGTAACATTCGGAACAGTAAGAGTAGATGACCCAACTGCTTCAACTTCTAAAACAACCGGAGCATTAATCGTAGATGGTGGTGCTGGTATTTTCGGAGCATTAAATGTAGGAGGCGATATTGTGGCATATGCATCCTCAGATAGAAGATTAAAAGATGAAATTATACCAATTTCTAACCCATTAGAAAAAATAAATTCAATTGGAGGGTATAGTTTTGTATGGAATACTCAAAAACAGAATATTTATAAAGGTAAAGATTATGGAGTTGTAGCTCAAGAAATCGAAGAAATACTACCAGAATTGGTTGATACGAGAGAAAATGGATACAAAGCTGTAAAATATGACAAGTTAGTATCACTTCTTATTGAAGGCATTAAAGAACTTTCTTCAGAAGTAAAAGAATTAAAAGAAAAACTTAATAGGGAATAAAAAAAATGGCTCAAATAATTAGATTAAAAAGAAGTACTTCCGCAGGTAGTGCTCCAACTACTTCCGACTTATCAATCGGAGAATTAGCAATCAACGTTCATGATGGTAAGGTATTCTTAAGAAGAAGTGGTTCGGTTGATGATATTAGAACAGTTTTAACAAATGAGTACACTGGTTCAGTAGATATCACAGGTTCATTAACCGCAACTGAATTTATTGGAGATGGTTCAGGACTTACTAATCTTACAATTGCACAAACTGCAACTGTAAAACAAGTATTTGAAGGAACTACTTGGAGTATTAATCACAACTTAGATACTTTAAATCCAATAGCACAAGCATATGATTCTGCTGGATATCAAATTATTCCACAAACAGTTCGTATTGTAGATGAAGATAATATGCAGATGACATTCCCTGCATCTGTTAGTGGTTCTGCAGTAGTTGCTAAAGGTGGTCACATAGTTAGTGGTTCAGTAGATGCAGATAACATTAGTGGATTCGATGAAAAAACAACAACTCTATTAGATGGATTAGGTGTAGTTAGTGGTTCAGAACAAGTTACCTTAACAGGTGATGTAACTGGAACTGCAGCATCATCTTCAATTGCATCAATTGATGGTGGAGATATATAAAAGAGTTATAATACAATATTTATAAAGTAGAAACAAATTAAAAATAGGATAATAAAAAAATGATAATACACAGTCCCATAATTTCAGGTTCGTTAACATTCGCAGATGGAGCAACCGTAACATATCCAGATGGTGGTAACTATTCTGGTTCCTTTAGTGGTTCAATTCAAGTACACAACGTACAATCAGACTTAATTCCAGATGCATCAGGTGCATACGATTTGGGTTCTGAAGCGTTCCCTTTCCAAGACCTTTGGTTAGTTGGTAGTACTCTTAACATTGGTGGAATAGGAATAGGAGCAGCATCAGCGGGTCTTAGTTTCACTAAAAAAACAGATGGCACACCAGCAGATATTGGTGCTAAATCAATTAGTATTGGTGGTATAGGAGTATCTGGTAATAAAAAATTCAAACTGAATGATAACAACAAAGTAACTTTATTAGATGCAAATGATGATGTTGATACAATTGAAGTAAAAGAAATTATTCTTAAAGATATTTCTGGTAATGGTAAAAACACTAAACTGAAGAATGATGGTGGTACATTTACTACATCTGAGGTAGATGATGATGATACTGAAACAGCAGCAAACTCGGAAGGTTCATTATCCGGTTCCTTCACTGGTTCTATCCAAGATGCAGAATTTAATGGTGATGCTACTTTCAATAACGGAGTGAATGTAACTGGTACTTCAGCACTTGGAACAACAAATGTTTCTGGTCTTGCTTCCTTAGATGGTGGTATTGATGTAGATGGAGCATTTACAGTTGCTGATTCAACTGGTAACGTATCAACAAGTGGTACACTTGGTGTAACTGGTCTTTCATCATTAGGAGCAGTATCCGCATCAGCAATGGATGTAGCAGGTCATATCCTTCCTGCAACACATAACACATACGATTTAGGTTCAACTACAAGATTCTGGAGAGACCTTTACTTATCTTCAGGTTCATTATACATTAATGGTATTCAAGTATTATCAACAGATGGTACTGATTTAACATTCCAAACAGATGCTGGTGAATCAGTAAAAATCTTAGAGACAGGTAATGATACTATTACCTTAGAAACAGTAAATGGTGATATTACACTTACCGCTACTGGTACTGGTAATATTGAATTAGATGCACCTGTACAAATAGCAGCTGGTAAAAACATTTTATCTTCTGATGGAAACGCAATTTCATTCGCAAGTGATATAGATTTAGGTTCAAATGATGTATTTGCAGCAAACTTAGATGGTATAATTTCTGGTTCATCTCAAGTAGTATTACAAGATGCTGATAAAACAGGATTTACAGGAGCAAGTTCAATCACAACATTAGGTACAATTACTGCCGGTGTATGGAATGGTACTGCAATCGCAAATGCTAATTTAGCAAATGATGGTATTACTATTGATAGTGTTGATATCTCACTAGGAGGTTCAGTAACAACTTTACAATTAGGTTCAACTTCATCAACTGCACTTGCTGGAGATACAACAGTAGATGATGTATCTATCGCAAACTTAAAAACAAGATTAGCTGGTGGATTTGCTTCTAACGCAGTACAAATTGGTGATTCAACTGATACTGTTACAATTGCTGGAAATGCAATCGTTAGTGGTAACTTAACTGTAAGTGGAACAACAACTTCTGTAAACTCAAACGAAGTTAACATTGGAGATAACGTTATTGTACTTAACTCTGATGAGACAGGAACACCTTCACAAAATGCGGGTATTGAAATTGAAAGAGGAACTGTAACTAATGCAACTATCCTTTGGGATGAATCTAACGATTATTGGGTTTCAGGCCTTGCAGGTGCTGAAGAAAGAATCGTAGTTGGAGCAGGTAACACATCTATTACAACATTAGGTACAATTACAACTGGTGTTTGGAATGGTACGGCAATTACAAACTCTTATATTGGAGCAGATGCAATTGATGGTACTAAAATCTCAGATGATTCAATTAATTCAGAACACTATGTAGATGGTTCTATTGATACTGCTCACATTGGTGACTTACAAGTTACAGGCGGAAAAATTGCTGCAGATGCAATAACTGCGGCTAAAATTGCTGATAATGCAATTGATTCAGAACACTATACAGATGGTTCTATTGATAGAATACATTTGGCAGCAGATATTATAGATGCAACCAAAATCGAAGATGATGCGATTCAATCAGAACATTATGCAGCAGGTAGTGTTGACACAACTGCACTTGGTGCGGATGCAGTAACATCTGCAAAAATAGCTGATAACGCAATTGATTCAGAACACTATACAAATGGTTCTATTGATACTATACACATTGGTGATTTACAAATTACAACTGCTAAAATTGCAGCAGATGCAGTGACTGGAGCAAAAATTGCTGATAACGCAATTAATTCAGAACACTATACAGATGGTAGTATTGATAATGTACACTTAGCAGCTGATTCAGTAAATGGAGCAAAAATAGCTGATGATTCAATTAATTCAGAACACTATGTAGATGGTTCTATTGATAATGCACACTTAGCAACTGATTCAGTAAATGGAGCTAAAATAGCTGATGATTCGATTGATTCAGAACACTATGTAGATGGTAGTATAGATGCAGCTCACCTAGCTAGTAATTCAGTAACAACTGTTAAAATAGCAGATGATGCAGTAACTTCAGCAAAACTTGCAGGTTCTTATACTGGAACATGGGCAGTGACTGGAGCAATTACCGCAACTGGTGATATTACAGCATATGCATCTTCTGATGAGAGATTAAAGGACAACATTCAAAATATCGAAAATCCAATTGAAAAAGTACAATCACTTAAAGGTGTTACTTGGGATTGGAATGATAATTCATCTGATGTACAAAAATCACTACCAAATGTAGGGGTTATCGCACAAGATGTAGAGAAAGTTCTTCCTCAGTTGGTTAGAGAAAATGAAGGTGGATATAAGGCAGTTGACTATGATAAACTTGTAGGACTTCTTATTGAGGCAGTTAAAGACCAACAATCTCAGATTGATGAGTTAAAGAGTAAATTAGGTTAAAATAAAGGTAAATTTAACCCCTCCTCGGAGGGGTTTAATCCTTATATAAGGATTTTTCTATTTATCGAGTAATTATATAATGAAAACGATAAGTCATAAATATGGCACAGACAATCAAGTTAAAAAGAACCGCGGTACAGGGTAAAATCCCTACAACCTCTAATTTAGATTTAGGGGAATTGGCAATTAATACCTATGATGGTAGGATATTTTTTGAAAAAGATGTAGATGGGACTCTATCTATACAAGAGATACTTACCACAAATTCACAAAATTCAGGTTCATTTAACTTAACTGGTGCTATATCGGCTTCTTCATTAAGTATTTCCGGTGATACTACAATAGATGGAAATCTTACTCTTGGTGGTAACATCACAATAGGAGATTCAACAAGTGATTCTATTTCAGTATCAGCAGATTTCTCTTCATCATTAATACCAGATAGTGGTTCAACTTATGATTTAGGTTCTTCTTCAAAACCTTGGAATGAAGTTCACTCAACAGCTCTTTATGGTGATGGTTCTAACATTACCAACATTACAGTAGATGCTGCAGCAACTGTATCATCTACATTCACAAATTCATCTTCTGTAACGATTTCTCATAACTTTAACACGAGAAATATTCTTGTTGCAGTATATGATAACCAAAATAATCAAATACTTCCTCAGAACGTAAATACTTCTAATTTAGACCAAGTAGTAATTACTCTTTCATCTGCACAATCAGGTACAGTAGTAGTTGCAAAAGGTGGTCATATTATTAGTGGTTCTGCAGATGATTCTAATAAGTTAAATGGAGAACTTGCTTCACATTATTTAGATTATACCAACTTTACAAACATTCCAAGTGGAATAGTTAGTGGTTCTTCACAAACAATAGCAAATTTACCAACTGGTGTAGTTTCTGGTTCACAATCAGATGCAAGAGGACAGTTAGGATTAGATACGGGTGATTCTCCAACATTTACTGATTTAACATTATCAGGTGATTTAGTAGTACAAGGTACAACTACAACTCTTAATACTACAACATTTAATGTAGAAGATAATATAATAGAACTTAATTATGGTGGAACTGCAACTGAAAGTGGTTTATTTGTAAAAGATTCAACTGGTGGTTCAACTACAAGTGGTTCTCTTTTATGGGATGCTACAAATGATTATTGGAAAGCAGGAATAAGTGGTTCGGAATCAAAAGTTCTTTTAGCAAATGGAGATAGTATAGTATCTTCTTCAGCACAAACAATATTACACTTGGGTGGAACTGATATAATTTCAGGTTCATCACAATTAGATGGTACAACAATCGGAGCAAGTTCTGATATTGTAGCAAGTGGTTCTTTTAGTGGTTCATATAAAGGAGATGGTAGTGGATTGACTGGGATTCAAGTTGACCAAGTTGTATCAGTAACTGCATCTTTTGATAATCAATCAACAGTAAATGTATCACATAATTTTGATAGTTACAACGTAATAGTTTCTACATACGATACAAATTATAATCAACTTATACCACAAACAGTATCATTAACTAATACGAATACATTACAAGTTGTTTTATCAGCTGCTCACTCTGGTCATGTTGTTGTAGCAAAAGGTGGTCACGTTGTAAGTGGTTCTGCAAATGATGCAAATCAATTAAATGGAGAAGCTGGTTCTTATTATTTAGATTATGATAATTTTACAAACATTCCAAGTGGAATCGTATCTCAATCAGCACAAACAGTTGCACACCTCTCAAATCAAGATATAGATTTAGGAACTGGTGATATAACTGCAACAACAGGTTCATTCGATATAATCGATTTAGATAGATTATCTCTAACTTCAACACAAACAACAATACCACCTTTACAGCTTACTGCAAACTCTTTAAATGATGGAGTAGGTGCTTTAAGAATAGATGGTTCTCAAGCAGATATATTCCTTAACCCATCTACTGCTACTCATACTACTGTAACTTTTGCAGTAAATAATGACCAAAGGTTAGCATTTGGTATGGATAATAATAGTGATTTTTACATCACACGAAGAACTGGTGGAGTTTGGTATGATGATACTCTAGTATTAGATAGAAATACAGGTGAAGTTACTTTAGGATATGATTTAACTGTAAATGGAAACATAAATGCAACAAATGGTATTATAAGTGGTTCTTCACAAATAACAGATTTAACCACTTATAAAGAAACAGTTAGTGGAGCATCATTCTACAATATAACTCATAGTTTAGATGAATCATATCCATTTGTACAAGCATGGAATACTTCTAATGATACACAAGAACAACCATTAGATATTGAATCAGTAAATTCAAATGTTATAACAGTTTCCTTCTCAGCAAATTTCTCAGGAAAAATAATAGTAAAAAAATAAAATATGTATGATGTCTATTATACAACAGGTGGAGGTCCTTGGGTAAACGCAGGAACTGATACATGGGTTAATATTTGGTTAGAAGAAATCGCACCAAAATTAAAAGTAAAACCAGTCCTTCTTATACACAGAAACAAACCAAGAAACTTTAACGAATATGATTATGAATTTCCAATAGAAACCCATTGGCATGGTGATGATTTAAGAAAGTTTGAAAAAATTGTTAAGGATTGTAGAAGAATACACATATTACATGGACATTATACTCCAATGAAAGTGTTAGTAGATAATAAAAAGAAAATCTATTCAAATGTTTTACATAACTCAGTAGACCATATTATTAAAAACGCACTTGGTAGTGACCAAGATTTTGGACACCATCCTTACATTGATGCAGCATGGGAAGAAGATGTAAATAAATGGTCAAAGAAATCTATATGGATTGGGTTGTATAAGATTAAGTACGAAAACGAGAACATACCAAACTTTTATGAGTTTAAACATAACCTTCCTTTATCATATTCTAATAATTTAGGATTTGCAGCAAGAAGTGAAGGTAGAAAAAATCCACATTTCTTAGATGGTAAAAAAGCATATGTTTTTACTGATTCGGTACAATTTAATGGAATATTCAAACAAGGATTTAACATGGATACTACCAAAATGAGAATTTATCATTATAAACCAGAATTTGGTGAAAAGTTTTATAATATGAGTTGGGGAATATCTCATTCTTGTTTTACATACGAACCATTTGGATATTCAATATTCCAAGCAGTAGATTGGGGAAAATTACCTATTTTACATACATCTTGGTGTAAAGATTTGGAGTATCCATATAGAGCAACGTTTAAAAAAGATTTTGATGATATTTATAATAGGTTACTAGAAACCTCTTATGAAGAAAAAAATAAGTGGTTTTTACACCTTAAAAAATATATGATTAATAATTTTACCAACAAAGATAAGTGGGTAAATGAATTACTTAATATTTATAATATATAATTAGGAGAAAAATATGCCATCATTAAGTTCAGGAGATACGCTATCATTAAACAACTTAGGTTTAGCTACTGATACCGCGACAAAATCAATATCTTCTATTGTGGGGGGAAGTCCCTCGGCAGGAGATAACATTAGTTTTTCATCGTTCGCAATCGATTCGGTTGGTTCAATTAGTGGATATACTTATGGAGTAGAAGATACTTCAGAAGATTATACTCTAACTTTTAGTGGTGCAGGAACACGTCATGGTACTACGATAGCAACTACCGCAACAAACTTCACATGGAGTAGTTCAAATGGTACAATGATATCGATAGGTGGTTCAGAACATAAGACAGCAACGATAACTTATGGAGAGAATGGAGATAACTCCTTACAATCTGTATTACAGGCTATTGGAGGTGCATACACCTTGACTTGTAATTATGATGAACCTTACAATGACCACATTGGTGGAGTTGGTGCTGGATTTATGGGACAGGATAGAAATAAATCTATATATGTTGTAGATTCTTATGATGGAAACGCAGCAGCACTTTGTTTAACTGCGGATTCACCAATTCTTTTAGCAGATGGTACAATTGTAGATGCAGGTGATTTAGAAGAAGGTGATGTATTAAAAGGATATGCACTTGCAGGTTTAGATGAAGATTCAGATGGAACTTTTCTTGATTGGTCTAATTCAGAACTTGGTGAAGTTGCAAAAGATGTAACAATAGTAAACCTTACTTATTCTTTCGCATCAAGATACTATAATGTTAACGATGGGGAAATTACTGGTACTTCAGAACACCCAATGTTAGTGAAAGATTCAGCAGATAACTTATTCAAATTTAAAGAACTAAGAAATTTACTAGTTGGTGATAAATTAATCAAATCAGATAATGGTAGTATTGTTGAAGTAAATGTAGATTCAGTAACAACATCTGATAGTACAGTAGAAATTGTATCAATAGATGTTGAAGAACAAGATACATACTTAGTAAATGGATATATTACACACAACAAAGGTGGTAATTCATTTAGTCAATTTTCAGGACCTGCAGCACCAGCTAACTTAGCATATAATAACCCAGCTGGAGCACAAAACTCAACATTGACTTGGGATGAACCAACTTCAACAGGTACTGAGGGTATAACTGAGTATCAATTACAAGTTGATGATTCTAATGGATTTGGTTCGTTAGATTCAACTCATAGTGGTACTTATAGTACAAGAACACTTAATGTATCTGGTCTTTCAACTGGTACATGGTATGCAAGAGTAAGAGCAAGAGAAAGTGGTGTGTGGGGAGCATATTCATCCGCACTTGAGTTCTCTCATACATTTGAAAATTAATGAATAAAAAATTACGTTTTGTAAAAAACTATATATTTATATATATTGATAACAATAATTAATAAATTTTACAAAAATGGCAGAAGCAATTAAGTTTACAGCAGAAGAAATTCAATCAATTAACGATTTACGTCAAGAGGTAGGTTCTATTTTTACTAAATTAGGACAACTTTCTATACAAAAGCAAAGAGCAATTAACGATTTAGATAATGCTCAGGCTAAATTAATAGAAGAACACCAATCTCTTGTAATAAAAGAACAAGAATTGTTCAAAGGATTGAATGAAAAATATGGAGATGGTAACTTTGACCCTACAAGTGGTGAATTTACTCCATCTACAAAAGAAGAAACAGCTAAAGTAGAAGGATAGAATTAATCTTTTGATTTAGTTAGTTATACTTATATAAGAGTATATTATACAAAAAAATTAACAAGGAGTAATATAAAATGGCAGAAAAGATTGTATCACCTGGTGTATTTACGAGAGAAAATGACCTTTCTTTCTTATCACAAGGGATTGGAGAAATCGGAGCAGCAATAATTGGACCTTTTCATAAAGGACCTGCTTTCGTTCCAACCGTTGTAAGTACACAATCAGAATTCGAAGAAATATTCGGCACCCCTAATGGAGATTACTATTCAGGGTATACCGTACAAAATTATTTAAGAGAAGCTGGAGTAGCTACTATTGTTCGTGTAGGACATATAGGTGGTTATACTCATGCAGCACCTCTTGGAATTAAATTAAGTGGTGTGGGTACTAAAGATGATAAAATCATCGGTGTACTACATGGAACTGATAACCTTGCAGATGCAGATGGAAACATCACAACTGAATTATTTGCTTCAACAGCAATAGACGCACAACCTTCAGCATCAGCATTCTCAATTTCAGGTTCCTTATTAGGAAGTGAAATTTCGGCATCAGTTTTACCAACCGCAGGAAACGATTTATCAGATGTATTTGGAGAAAGTGCATTTGGTGGTAAAAAAGTATATTCATTTAAATATTTTGAAAACGCAGCAACTGATTTTGCAAACCACCTTACTAATAGTGGTTCTCAAGTTTCTTTAGTTGCATTATCAGACCAAGATTTTTCACAAGATACTCAACACGCCTCCACTCCTTGGATACAATCACAGTTGATTTCTGGTGAAAGATATAATCTTTTCAAATTACATACTTTAGGTGATGGTACTTATGCAAACAAAGAATTTAAAGTATCTATCTTTAATGTAAAAGCAGCAGGAACTTCTAACGCATCTGATTATGGAACATTCTCACTTGCAATTAGAGGATATGGTGATACAGATAAGAGAAAAACAGTAATTGAAACATTTAACAACTTATCTATGGACCCTGCTTCACCAAATTACATTAAGAAAGTAATAGGTGACCAAAATATATCAATTGATGCAGTTGGAAAAATGTCAATGGATGGTGATTATGTAAATCGTTCTAAATTTGTTAGAGTTGAAACAGTAACAGAAGGAGCATCTCCTATAACTGCAGTACCATTTGGACATGGTGCTTATACTAACCCAATTTTTGTGGGTGGTTCTGAATCAGATGTACCAGCAGTAATATTCTCTACTGGTTCTGCTAATAACAACGCATCAACATCAGTAAAATATAGTGGTATTGATTTAGAAACTGCATTAGTAAAAATTGATAATTCATCATACCTTTCACCAATACCTGCTTCGGCAACTATCGGTGGAAATACAGTATTTGCATTTGATGCAAATATAAACATTGCAGGTGGTACTAAGAATCACCAAGATGATGGGTACGGTACATTTAACTTTGCTTATACTATATCTACTGCAGATGATGCAGCAACTATCGCTAAAAGACAATTTACAGTAGGATTCCAAGGTGGATTCGATGGTATATCTCCAACAATCAAACCAGCTAAAGCTGATGATGCACAATGGGGAGCAGGAAACTCACAAGGATTTAACTTATCAACTTCAACAGCAAGTGGTTCGGTTGCATATGTAAAAGCAATTAACGCAGTATCTAACCCAGATGATTTCGATATCAACTTGGTATCTGCACCTGGTGTTGTAAGAAGATTACATTCTTATGTATTTGATAAAGTTGTAGATATGGTAGAAGCTAGAGAAGATGCATTCTTCATTGGTGATGTAACTGATAAAGATGATAGTATTGAACAATCAATACAAGAAGGACAGTCAGTAGATTCTAACTATGTGGGTACTTACTACCCATGGGTTAAAACAATTGATTCCAGAACAAATAAACTAACTTCAGTTCCTCCATCAGTATTGATGCCAGGTATCTTTGCTGAAAACGATGCAGTTGCAGCCGAATGGTTTGCACCAGCAGGTTTAAACAGAGGTGGTATTACCGGAGCAGTTTCTGTATTAAACAGATTAACTCACGCTGAGAGAGATACACTATATGAAGGAAAGATTAATCCAATCGCACAATTCCCAGGTGAGGGTATCGTTGCTTTCGGACAGAAAACTCTACAAGATAGAGCATCAGCACTTGATAGAATCAACGTAAGAAGATTATTAATCAAAGTGAAGAAATACATTGCATCTACATCAAGATACCTTGTATTCGAACAAAACACATCTCAAACAAGAGGAAAATTCTTGAATACTGTTAATCCTTATTTAGAAGGAATACAACAAAGACAAGGACTTTACGCTTTTAGAGTAGTAATGGATGAAAGTAATAACACACCAGATGTAATCGATAGAAACATCTTAGCAGGGGCAATTTATTTACAACCTACTAAGACTGCTGAATTCATTGTAATTGATTTCAACATTCTACCGACTGGGGCTTCGTTCTCGGCATAATTAAAAATTAAAAAGAACTATATTTATAGTAGTATATAATAGGAGAAAAACAAAATGGCAGAAGTATTAGAATTTAACGATATGTTCTACACGAACTTCGAACCGAAGATGAAGAACAGATACATCATGGAAATTGATGGTATCGCTTCTTATCTTATCAAAACGGCGAATAGACCTTCTATTCAATTCGAAGTAGTAACACTAGACCACATCAACGTAAAGAGAAAATTAAAAGGTAAAGGTGAATGGCAAGATATTGAAATCACTTTATTTGACCCAATCGTTCCAAGTGGAGCACAACAAGTAATGGAGTGGGTGAGAACTTCACACGAATCTATTACAGGTAGAGATGGATATGCAGATTTCTATAAGAAAGATTTAGATATCTATATGTTAGGACCAGTTGGTGATAAAATTGAAAATTGGAAACTTAAAGGTGCATTTATTAACAATGCAGTATTTAATGATTTGGACTGGGCTTCTAATGACCCATCAGAAATCACTTTAACACTTTCTTACGATTACGCAATCTTAGAATACTAATACTACAATATACTTTTGATACTTCATAAAAGGTTCTCTTAGTGAGAACCTTTTTTTATGCCTTTTTTTTCTAAATTTTTAAAACTTATATATTTATATACGAACATTAAAAACAAATTTTATGGCAAATTATGATTTTCCAACAGAAATCATCTCACTACCCTCACAAGGTAAGTGTTACCCTGAGAGCAATCCTCTCTCGAAGGGAACCGTTGAGATTAAGTATATGACTGCACGTGAAGAAGAAATTCTTGCATCGCAGAATCTAGTGAGAAGGGGGGTAGTGATAGATAAGTTATTCGAATCAATTATAGTTGAGAAGGATATTAATATAGATGATATTGTATTAGGGGATAAAAACGCAATATTATTAGCAACTCGTGTTTTGGGTTATGGGCCAGATTATAAAATACAGCTCACTAACTCAATAGGAGAACAACAAGAGGAAACAGTTGATTTAGGTAAAGTACAAACAAAAGAAATTGACTTTGAGAAACTTTCATTAGAAAACAAGTATGAATTCACTACACCACATGGGGGTAATAAATTAGAGTTTAAAATTCTAACTCATGGTGATGAAAGGAAAATTGATGCTGATATAAAAGCTTTATCAAGGTTAAATAAAGGTAGTGTTTCTGCTGAATTAACAACAAGATATAGATATATGATTCTATCGGTAGATGGTGAATCAGATACTAAAACAATAACTAATTTTATTAACAACAAGTTTATAACTCGTGATACCAAAGCGTTTAGAGAACACATACAAACGATAACACCCGATATCGTTATGGAGTTTGAGTTTATAGATGATGAGACGGGAGAAGGAGAGGTTAGGTCCATTCCCATGGGTGTTGGGTTTTTTTGGCCTACCGAGTAACTACTCAGTTACACTCCATCAACAGATTTTTGAAATATGTTATTATGGTAATGGATTTACTCAAGAAGGAGTTTACAGATTACCAATACATATTAGGAGATTTTACTACCAACAACTTGCAGATGCTAAGAAGAAAGAAAGTAATGAAGTAAAAAAATCTCAAAGACAACAAGGAGGCTCTTCCCCAAAAGGGCCAAATGTAAGAGTGAGGAAATAATTTCCTCACTTTTTTTATGCTCTATATTTATAGTAGTATAATTGGAGAAAATTATGAAAATAACTAAAAAACAATTAAAAGAACTAAAATCCAAACCATACTTTCAAAACGAAGGTATTATAAGTAGATTATTTGCAAGAAAGTTAGGAAAACTATTAAGAAAGGATACTGATTTTAAAAAGGCAGTAGATAATTTGGATAACTCAATGGATATATTGAAAAAACAAATTATAGATGCTGAGAAAAATGGTATCAAGATTCCACCTGGAATGAAAAAATACGCTGGAATGTAATAAATGGCAAAGCAAACAAAAGCACAGTTAGAGAAAGAGTATCAAGATGCTCTAAAAATATCTTCTTCTATGGTTGGTGATTTAACCAAACTATTAGATGACAATACTAGTGCCACAAACAAAAAAACAGCTGCAGAAAAGGGTTATCAAAAATCTCTAAAACAAATGTTAGAAGATAGTGATAAGGCATCTAGTATTCAAGAACGTATTGCTGGTATCGAACAAGAAAAAGAAAAGTTTGCTAAAAATTACTTTGGTAAAAATAAACAAATTGGTCAATTAGCAATTGCAAATCTAAATGTAGAACAAGATAAATTAAAAACTCTTGATATTGTTGACCAAAAAGCTAATGGACTTGCAGATAAACTAAGTTCAGGTCTCGATGGAATGCAATCTAGCTTAAAAAGTATTCCAGTCTTGGGAGGATTATTAGATAGTGTTACTCAAGGTCCTCTTAAATCAATGAAAGGTGCTATATCTGATTCAGCAAAAAGTTTTGTTACCGGATTTGGTGAAGCCGCTAAAGGTAGTAAGGCTGGTATCATGGGATTTGTTAAATCTTCCATAGGAGGATTCAGAGCTATGGGTATCGCAATGTTAACTGGTCCTCAAGCAATTATATTTGGTTTACTTGCAATAATCGCCGCAGGAATTGCTGCATTTGCTAAAATGGAAGCAGGTGCAAAAGCATTTAGGGATGAGACTGGATTACTAAATTCCCAAACCAAACAAATGGAACAGAATATAAATTCTGTTTATATGGAAACTGCAAGTTTGGGTGCATCTATGGAAGATGTTGCAAAAGCAGCAGCTGATTTCACAAACGAATTTGGTGGTATTGAACAACCTGCTGAAAATACAATGAAATCCATGATGGTTCTTAGTAAGAACTTTGGTGTTTCTACACAAGATGCAGCAAAATTAAATAAATCATTCCAAAACATGGGAGGGTTAAGTGAAGAAGTTGCTCAATCTAATTTAGAAGGATTAACACATTTAGCTAAACAAGCGGGTGTAGCTCCTGGTAAGATAATGGCTGATATAGCTGATTCTGCTGAAGATGCGAATGGATTCTTTAGAGGAAATGTACAAGCAATGGGAGCTGCAGCAATAAATGCCGCAAAACTCGGTACATCTCTTAAAGAAGCAGTTAAAGTATCTCGTGGTTTATTGGATTATCAAAATTCAGTAAGTGGTGAAATGGAAGCTAGTGCTATTCTTGGTACAAACCTAAACTTCTCTCAATCTCGTTATCTTGCAGCTCAAGGTGATGTAGTTGGTGCACAGGCATCGATGGTAGAACAACTTAAAAATTCTGTTGATTTACAAAATCTAAGTGTATTTGAACAAGAAGCTCTTGAAAAAGCAACAGGTATGACACTTGGTGAAATGCAAAACATGGCAAGAATCCAAGAATTGGGATTAAGTACTGAAGGTGAAAGAGGAAAACTTTTACAAAAAGCACTTAAAGCTGGAATGGATATCTCTAATATGAGTAAAGAAGAGATAGCTGCAGCAACTGATAAATTAGCATTAGATGAACAAAGACAAGGTAGATTAGAATCAATGGGTAATAAAATGTCTGCATTTGGAAGTACTATTTTACAAGCATTCCTACCAATAGGGGAAGGTCTTATTGCAATCATAGAACCAATATTTTCATTAATTCAATTTACAACCAAATTTTCAATAAGTGCAATCAAGTTACTTGGCGAACAATTCAAAAATATAATGAACATAGTAAAGGGAATTTTTACTCTTGATATGTCCCTAATAGGAGATTCGTTCATGGCAGTTATTAGTGCACCTATTAACTATCTTAGAGACATGTTTCCTAAAACAATGGAATATATTGGAGGTCTTGTAACTGGTATAAAAGATAAATTCACAAAAATGATTCCGAAAGAAACTTTAGATAAAATATCTGGTTCCTTCAAATCCATGAAAGAATCTTGGGAAAAAATAAAAGGAAGTTTAGCAAAATCATTTGAAAAAATTAAAACTGCATTTTTACCTGTAAAAGAAGCTTGGACTAAAATCTTTGGAGAAAGTAAATCTACTTTATTTGATACAATTGGAAAAGTATTTGGATTTGTTGCAGGTGTAGTTGGAAATGTTATTGGTAAGGTCTTTGGAGTAATTGCATCAATCGTAGAAAGAGTTGCAAACGTATTTAGTTTGGTTGCAGAAGTTTTAAATGGTGATATTGGTATTGGTGAAGCACTAATGGGAATTGCTTCAAATTTATTTGAAATAATAATGACTATACCAAGTTTATTGTGGGATGGATTTACTTCTATATTTGGAGGTATAGGTTCATGGTTAAAAGAAAAAATTCTATCAGGACTAGGTTCTGTTGGTAGTTATTTATTTGGAGATGATGAAGAATCATCAACTGAAACTGAAATTAAAACTTCATCAACACCAGCTGACCAATCTGATATCATGAAAGTATCATCTCCTATTGGGGAAACTGAAATGGGAGCAATTACTAAAATGGCTGCAAGTGGTGATATAGTTGGTGCAACAGCAGCAGCAAATGCATCTAACACAGATATGAGTGCAGTAGTGAATGCTATAAAAGAATTAACAACTGTATCCTCATCAAATAAAGATGTTTATATAGATAACGAAAAAATTACATCTCGTATTTCAAAAACACAAGAGAAAAGTAATATTAACCAATTTGGATTAATGGGAGCTTAATTATATGCCAACACTATTAGAACTTTTTAAGAATAAAGATTCGTTTAAGTATGGAACACCTTACTCTGAAGTAAAATCTGATACCGAAACTCTTGTAGAACAAGAAACAAGTGGTATTAGAATTAAATCGTTGGTAGAGATTAACAATCCTCTTATTTATGGAAATGAAGCTGGTAGAATATCATTAAGAAGTACACCTGATTTAGAAAAAATGAAATCTAATACAGGTGGAGAAGGTGGTGATGGTGGTTTAATTGGAAAAGGTTTAAGTAAAATTACTGGTGGAGCTGTATCTTCAATTTCTGATGTTAGAGATAAAGTAAACTCTAAGTTAGGTATACCAGAAAATCTAATACCAACAAAGGTATCTAATAAAGTAATTGAATTAAGAGGTAAAGAACTAACATCTGCAGACCCAATAACACCTGATACTATGGGTAAAAATGGAACTGGTCTTGGTAAGTTCTTAAAAAATAGTGGTGGGGGTAATCCTAAAACAATTGGAAAACAAGCTTTAGGTAATGGTATAGGATTTGCAAAAGATAAACTTAGAGGAGCTTTATTTGGAGAGGCACAAGGTTTAGGAGTTGCACAAAGTACAAAAGAACCTCAAGTTAATTATACAAATAGTAAAACGGGAGAAAGATATTCAGACCAAAAAGAATCTGTTAAAAATGCTAAAGGTGATGAATTATTAGAAGAATTAAAAGAAACTAAATTAGATTTATCTAAAGTATCACCAATATATGGAGTAAAACGAGAATCTAGTGGTAATAAACAAAAAGGAACATTTGGTATAGGAAACAGTGCATTTTCATTTGATTCCGCTAATCCAAAGAGAGGAGAAAAATTACCAACATTCACAGCAAAAGATGGAGAAGGGTATTCTGATTTTATAAAAGATAATGATGATAAAGTAACATTAGCTGAAAGAGGTATTTCAAATAGTGGTGATACTATCGCAATGGGAGACCCATATACTACAACAGTTAATACTGAAAATGGTGAAGTTACTGTTGAAGGATTTTCACCAGTAAAAGATTTGATACCACTATTCATTGGTAGGTATAAATCAACAACATATCCAATGATGGCATTTAGATGTTCAATTACAGGTCTGACTGAAACATCATCACCATCTTGGGCATCAAATAACTTTGTTGGTAATCCTTACAAATATTATATTTTTGAAACAGTAGAAAGAAGTGTATCCTTTAATCTACAAGTATATGCACAGAATCCATTGGAACTTGCAAATAACTGGTCAAAATTATCTAACTTAACTAAGTTATCATATCCTTTGATTGAAAACAATATGGCTCATCCAAACTTTACACAATTCACGTTAGGTGATATGTATAAAGATAAGGTATGTATAATAGAATCTCTTTCTTATACATTTCCTGATAATGGAACATGGGAAACTGATGTAGAAGGATTATTATTACCAAAGTTTATAGATGTTGCTATAACTCTTAAATTTGTTGAAAACATAGAAGATGGTTCTGTTAGAGGATTATATTCGTATCCTAAAAACCTTTCTAGTGAAGGAGACGTTACTTCTCAACATGAAATTTATTCAACACCAAACGTAATTGAATATTTTGTAACAGATGAAAATGGTGAATTAAAATCATCGAGTAAAAGTAGTTACATTGATGCTGGTGTTGGTATTAAAAAAACAATTAAAATTAAAGTATAAAGATGACAGGTAGATATACATTTAATCCAAAAAAGAAATTACCAGATGGTAGAGAAGTATATACATCTAAAATACTTCCTAAGATACCAAAAACTGATGCAGATATTTATGTAGCAGTACAAACTGGTGATAGATTAGATTCAATAGCTCAAGAACATTTAGGTGATGCATCTTTGTGGTGGGTTATAGCAAGTGCTAACCAAATACATGATGCACCGTTTTCCCTACCCGATGGAACTGTTCTTAGAATACCTGCAAACTTAGAAGGATTTTTAAGTAAAGTAGATAACAATCAATAACTATGGGACAATGGCCTCAGTTTTCGTATCCTTACCCTGAGATACTCAATAAGTTAAATGCACGAGGTGGTAACAACTCACCAATGCCATATGCTAATGCAAGTGCTGGTGTAAGTGGTTTAATGCCTTGGATTAGAGTAATTTCCGCATATGGTTGTAATAGTGCAAATTCATCTGATAATGGATTGGTAATGCAATCTAACTATCCTCAAGATGGATTCGAAATAAGATATGGTAATGGTTCTACTGGTACAAGTGGAAAATCTGGTATATGTGGATTTGAGTTAAATATGGAAAAGCCAGTTGAGGTAAAAGGTAGACCAACAAGACCAGGACCAATTATTAGTGGATTATCTGTAAGTGAAGTAGATGTAGGTAGAAAAACTACAAACTTTTCAATTACTTGTTATACATTAGAACATATGGAGAAACTGGCTAAATACTTTTTAGAACCAGGTTTTTATGTTTTAGTAGAATGGGGATGGAACAGTAGAGATGCAAGAAAACAATGGTGTGGAAATGATGATACTGGTGCAATCACTCCTTGTATGATGACAAAATACATTAATCAAAAATATATTTTACAAAAAAGAATAAAATCAAAATTTGATTATGATGCAAGTCTTGGTTTAACTACAAACGGTGGTGTTAAATTTGGAGATAATGAAACTTTTATTTTAGATGTTGAATTAACTTCTCAAGGTGAAGTTGCTGAGTATATGCAAGGACATAAAGGAGCTTCAACATCTGGTAATAAGAATATATCATCAGAACGATTTAATCCTGCTGAAATTGATGAGTTATCTAAAAAAGATGGAGTTGCAAAAGCATTATTCAGACAGATGTTTAATGATTTAAATTCAGAAAAACAAACAACTGAAATTAAAGACTGGGAATCACTTAACATATCACCAAAAATAAAAGATTATGCCTTTATAGAATGGGGTAAAGAAAACGCTGATAATAGATGGGCAGATGAATCGAATTATATCAATATGGATAAAGAGGTTCAAAATTCTATTTTAACCGCTTTAAAAGCAAATGTAAGTATCCAGGCAACCGATGATGAAGATGGAAGTGATTTTGAATTACCAGAAGATAAACCATTATTATCAGAAGATAGATTTATTAGGTTTGAATTGGCCTGTGCTATAGCGAACGCAGATTTTACAGATAAATCATCAACTGCAGATGGAGCTGCATCTACTCCTTGTAGTTCAGAAAAAGCATCTCATATTATTAATATTGATACTTGTATTGTAGGAGCATTTCCACATATGTGGTCTTTGGATAGAAACGTATTATATTTACCAAATCCAAATACTCCTTCGTTTAATATAGAATCTGCATTTAGTGGTAAAGAAGCAGATACCAAATTTATTAATTTAGAAAATTTAGATGCAGATGTAACAAACCTACATCCCACTCCAACTGCAGGTATAAATTGGACTGGAACTCGAAAGAAAAACAATGATGGTTTTGGTGGAGCACCCCATGCTTTTCCTTGTCAATATGATTTAACTCCTGATGATAATAAATGGGAATACGACCCTCAAAGCTCTGTTAAGAGTTATGAAATGAAAAAAGGATATTGGGGATGGTTAAAAAATATGTATATAAATTTTGATTACTTTAACAAAGTAATGAAAACCCCAAACTATACAATAAGAGATGTTCTATATGATTTACTAAATGGTATGAGTTCCGCTGTTAATTCCCATTGGAAATTTCAGATTATAGAAAGACCACATCCAAATACAGGAAAAACAGAATTACAAGTAGTTGATATGAATTTTAGTGGTATAATAAAACATGATGAAAGTAAAATACCAACTTATCAATTAAGAGGAACAACTTCACCTTTTATAGAAGTTGATTTTAATGTTACCACTCCAGCAGCAATGCAAAACAGTATATTACAGAAAAGAGCAAGTAATGATAAAAATGCAGAAGTAATTAAAGAACTTGGAGGATTAATACCAGTAGCAGGTTCAGTATGGTCTAATCCAAGTGATACAGATAAAGATGGTATTCAGCCATTTGATATGGTTGCAACAATTGTAAGTGGTATTAAATTCAAAGAACCTACTGCAAAAAAAGAAGGAACTAGTGAAGGTGAGCAAGAAAAAGATGCAGATGCAATAAAAAAGTCAAACTACGAGTTTTTTGTTGGTAAGGCAGGTGTATTTCCAGCATCTCAAAATAGAAGTGATATGGAGGGTGTAACTGATGCCATAGCAACAGGAAATATAAAAGAAGTATTTAAGGTGGGTACATTTAATGACCCACTTCTTTTGAAACAAGTTTATTTAAAAGATATAGATGCTGAGGGTTGGAGAGATATAAAATCACCTCAAGGTGGTAAAGTAAATGTACCATTTGGAATGGCAGAAGTAAATTTTACAGTTCATGGTATAAGTGGATTTAAAAGAGGAGATACATTACGATTTAATGGATTACCAAAAAACTTTTCATATCCACATACATATGAAGTTACTGGATTAGAACATGAAATAACAACATCTGGGTGGATGACCAAAGTAAAAACTGGTATGAGACCTTATGGTGCAAATACAGCAACTAAATAATGGCAGGTATATTAGATTCATATAATAATTTAAAAAAAGGTAAATTACCTAAAACAAAGGTAAACCTTAGAGCATTTGTTCCAAAACCTACTGCAGAAGATTATCGTAGAGGATATATTCGTAGATTCTTTGCACAACCTTCTAACGATAAATTAGGGGTTGTAACAGAGATTTCTTCTGATGATTATCTTAGAGTATCAACTTCTGCTTTGTATCGTGCTATAACTATTAGATGGAGAATAAGTGGTCCATTAAAAATGATATTTAAGGATGATGGTACTATTGCAGATAAAGGAGTTGAAACTTCTAACAGAAAAGCTATAGAATTAGTATCAAACGAATTACCTGCACTTAAACTTTATTTAGTACATCTTTTACAATTTTACAAAGAATAAATATTTATTATAAATAAAAGTTATATGAGTTATCTTACCGAATTAGAAAAACAACAATTACAATTTGATTGGAGATACAAAGGAGTATCGGTACTTAATTTACTTACAGAAGAAGAAGTAGATGAGTATAATCAAGAATTAGAAAGAATCAGATTAGAAAGACAAGAAGGTGATACAGAAGGAGAATGGGGAGATTATGACCCATTTATGTATCCACATAAACAATCTGAAAAATTAAAAGAACTATTAGTACATCCTAAAGTAATAGAAGCAGCTGAGTTTTTATTGGAGGGTGATATTGTAGGATTACAAACTTGGGCATATTTTAAACCAGCAGGCCAATTAGGTAGGGATATACATCAAAATATATTTTATACTGAATGTCAATCAAATGAAGTTTTAAACGTATCTATTGCTTTAGATAACCATGACCCTAACAATGGTTCTGTTTGGTATTATGAAGGTACTCACAATCTTGGTAGATTACCTATTGAAGTTGATGAAGAAAGAACTAAATCTAATCCAAAAAATTGGAGAAATGAAAGAGGCAAACCTTGTATAATGCCAGAAGGACATACATTTCCTAAAATAGATGGATATTTAAGAAAAGGTCAAATAGCATTTCTACATTCTAATGTAGTACATGGTTCTGATGAAAATACTTCAAATAGATTCAGAAAAGCCTTTTTATGTGGGTATTTACGATGGGGTGCTAAATTTGCATCTGGTAACCATATGAAAAGAGAACCAATCGATGTAGGTTCAGCCAAAATTTCTTAACAAAACTTTAACACTTTTTCTTAGGTTTTATCATTTATTTTTCGTATATTTACTATGTAAATAAGAAAGATATGATTAAAGAAAAACAAACTCAAAACAAAGGACTCGAAATCGATTTAACTGGCCCTGACGGTAATGCATATTACTTGTTAGGAGCTGCTAAAAATCTTGCTAAACAACTTGATTTCGATAGTGATGAAATTCTTAGCGAAATGCAAAGTGGTGATTATGAAAACCTTATTCAGGTATTTGATAAGCACTTCGGAATGTTCGTAACCTTATATAGATAAAAAAAAGTGTTAAAATATTTGGAAAATCCAATTATTTTTCGTATATTTACTATGTAAATGAGTGATAATAAAACAATAAAATTAAACCTTAAAATAAGTAAAATGAGTAAAAAATTCAAATTTCAATTAAGAGGAACTGAGTTCCAACTTCCAATTTCTCAAGTACACGAAGATAAGTACAACAACAATGAAAAGTATATCTACATGAATGCTAAGAGTTGTGCTTCTGTAATCAAACAATATGTTAAAAAAACTTACCCAACTCTAAAAGTATGGGCTACTTCTGATGTTTATAGTGGTGGTTCTTCTGTAAGAGTAAACGTTTCTAATTCTGATGGTTCAGAAATTACTGACCAAAAGATATGGGAAGATATTTCTTCTTGGAAATATACTTTACAAGGTGGTTCTTTTAATGGTATGATTGATATGTACGAAAGTAGAGAAGATTCTGTTTCTACTCAAAGTGGTACTCCCTTAAAATACTTCCCTTCTTATGTATTTGTAGAAAACAAACCAAAATGGGATTCAATCGAGTATTGGGTATCTCAATGGAACGAGTACCAAAGTAGTTTAGATGCTGAATGGACTGAAAAAGTTCAAAGATTAGGTGGTTGGTTAGAATACAACAAACAATTTATGAACAAAAAGAATGTTGATAAAGTGGCTTCATTAACTGTAAATGCTTAAAATATGAAAGAACAAAAACGATACGCAGTACAATTAGATGTTTACGTTTGGGCTGAAGATGATTATCTGGCTCGTAAAGAAGCCCACAAACTGGCTGATGAGATAGATGAAAAACATCCTAATGCTAGAACAAACGTTACAGAAATAGGTGAACAACCATTCGCTTCATTTGGTTATAGAAAATTAGATGATATTAGTAAACCTATTCCAAAAATAAAAGATGAACCCTTACCTTTTTAAAATATGAGAAATAAAATAGATTTTAAAACCCTTGAAAAAATTAACAACGAAATTGGTGAGTTCGAAGTAGGACAAACCTTTGGAGGTGGAAATCCAGTCTATTTAAGATTTGGATATTGGAAACAAGTTGATATAGATAAATTAAATAATATCCTCAAGCCAATCAATAGAGTAGAAGAAGATTCTATTTATGATGATGATTGTGGTGACCAATTTAGTTATAAATTTCTATAAGTTATGAAAGAACATTTAGTAGAATTAATGTTAGCAAATACTTCCTTTACCGAAGAAGAAATCGGTGAGATGGATAATTGGGAAATCCGAATGCATTTAGGTTATGAATGAATTGGATTTACATGGTTTCACTCACGATGAAGCTTTATTTGTAGCAGAAGATTTTGTATTACAAGAATCTATAAATCCAATGTTTCAATGTAAAATCATTGTTGGAAATTCTTCTAAAATGAGTGGATTGGTAAAAGATATGTTAGATAGACATGATTTTAGATATTATATTCCAAGTTGGAATGTTGGTGAAATAATAATTTCAAATTAAATGTTAGAATTTAATAGAAATATACCTTATAATAGTTTACCAAGGTAAATTATTAGTATATTTACCCTCGTTAAGATTATGTGAGTAATATGTACCCTTGTTTAAAATGTAAATGTGGTGGATGGTTCAAGCATAAAAAAGAATGTGAAAATAATTTGGATAATTAAAAATAATTTCGTATATTAGTAAAATAATAAAATAAAAGATGATAGAAACACCTTTTTTCGATAATAGAGAAACTATTTTTCAATCTGTTCAATCAACTACTGTACATGAAAGTGGAAAGGCATTGGAACGTAGAGTGGCCAAATATTTAGATTCCATGAATATTCCATATAAATGGAACTCAAGTGGTATTGATTTTATAATTAATGGAGATATTCATGTAGAGTGTAAAGCTCAATCCCAAAATGGAACAATATCTGAAAAACTTCCCACCTGTGCACACAAGTACATAAAAAAATATAATCTACAAGGTGGTGATATTTACATTCTTCACCCATATTCTTCTATTGATAGGGTAGTTGGTGACCATTTTGAAACTTTAGAAAAAGTTTTTGATACTAAGATACATATTATTGATTGGAAAGATTTTACCTATTTAATGAATGGGGGTAAGCTTGAACCAAGAAAACCATATTACTATGGTAAAGTTGGGGTTCAACTAACTGCACCATCTAATTTTTTACAAAACAAATTTTTTAAATGGAATAAATGAAGAAAACAGATTTAACACAGTTAGATGGAATGTATTATGTAGGGCACTTAATCGATATCGATGGAAGTGGTTATGTAGATGAAGAAACTGCAGAACTAATCCTATTAGAATACAACGCAGGAGTTACTGAATGATTATAGTAGAAACTAATAAAGAGAAAGACCAATTTCTCGAATATTGGAATAACGAAGAATCTAAGATTATTCCGATTTGGGAAGATTTGGATAGACATCCTATGAATAATGGGTTGTCATTTTTGTATGTCCGATTCTCAAATTTAGATTTCATACTTCCTTTTAATCACAACGATTGTGAAAAGTTAGAAATAGATTTATCAACCTCGAATGAAACAAAGTGGATTTGGAACAAAAAAGGTTTCTTACAAACCGATATTCCTATAACTAATCTAAAAGATGTGCAAACTTCTTTATTCTTTGAGAAATTCCAATTATACGATATACAATCCAAATTAGAGGTTCTAACGAACTTTTACTATCGTTTGGGTATAAGAGATGGTTTGGGTAAATCAATCCCTATAATGAAGTGGGGTGAGGTACTACGAGAGGTTGTTGGTGAGTGGGATATAAAACATACAAACAATTGGGTGGATGAAACGATGATTCCCCTCCTCTCAGATATCGAACGAAGTGGGATAAAGGTCGATAAGGAAAAATTTATTGATAGATGGCCTAATCACCAAAAGTCATTACTTTTAGAGAATGTATTCACCGAGTACAACCCATACACGATTACATCAAGACCTTCCAATAGACATTTAGGTATTAATTATGGTGCATTAAACAAATCCGATGGTAGTAGGGATGTATTCGTTCCAAAGAAAGGAAAACTCTTCTTACAATTTGATTACGATGCTTATCATGTACGAATTATTGGTAAGTTGATTAAGTATAAGTTACCCGATACTTCGGTTCATCAATGGTTAGCAGACCAATATGGGTGTTCGTATGATGAGAGTAAAGGAAGAACGTTTAGAATCTTGTATGGGGGAGTATCCGATGAAGATAGAAAAATACCATTCTTTGATAAGGTAGATATGTTCATTAGGAAGATGCAAGAAGAAGCAATCAAGAATGGGTATATCCAAACACCTAAAGGTAGAAGAATACCATTAGGATGGATTGAACAACCCAATGGACAGAAGTTCTTCAATTATATCCTCCAAGCGACTGAAACTGAATTTAATATTGAGGTAATGGAGAAGTTAAGAAAGTTGCAACTTCCTTTACCTATATTATATACCTATGATTCATTCTTATTTGAATTTGATGATTCTGAGGTTGAAACAATTAAATTGGTTAAGTCCGTTCTCGAAAGTTATGGGTTTCCAGTCAAAGCCGATTGGGGTAAGGATTATGGAGAGATTTAAAACAACAAGATATTTATAATAAAACAAGTTATGATAGGAATTCAAAATAAAGGAATTATTCTAGGGAAAAATCCTTTTTTCTCATTTAAGGCATTTATGGATAGTGAAAATTTCGTTATCACAGCACCTAAAGTTGGTTCTAGGTTTCTATTACAAGTTTTTGAAAAAAATGAAGTAAATTTTAAACTTCCCACTCACATACATTCAATAAGTGATTTAAAAGTAACTAGTTCTCAAGTCATTACTACTGGTAATTATAAATTAGATTATGATGTTGAGTTATATGAACAATCACTAAAAAATGAATGGAATAAAATTATAGATGGTAAATCAACCAAAACTTTAGTTTTTTTATATCGACATCCAATTGAAAGATTTAAATCTGCAATAATACAAGATTTTGCAGGTTCTATTACTGAGGGTAGATATGATAATTTTTTTTACATAAAAGAACTTTTAGTAAATAAAGGATTTAGTGAAGAAAATGCTATGATGTTTATTGCACAGTTTGGACCAATATTAAGTAATAATACTGGTATGACAATAAGTCAAGATAGTGGATATCAACAACTTTACATGCAAGTAGAAGATGCATTTAAGTATTTACTTAAAGTTTATACATCTCATGCTGTAAAAAATGGTACACATCATTATAATGATTATCTTTCAGTATTTGATACATTAGATAGACTTGGAATTGTAAAATATGGAATTTGTATAAATTTAGATACCAAAGGAGAACTAGAAAAATATTTTAAATCTTATTTTGAAAAAAGAGCTAATGTTCCTCAGATACATAGTAATTTAAAAAATGGAAAAGATTTAATAGAAAACCTACTTAGTGATAATAAATTTATTAGAGAAGGTCTCCACAAATATTTAAAAGAAGATTTAGTAATCTATTCAATATTGAATAGTAAAATCGATGGATTATAAACAAATGAATCAAAAAAATCCTATTAAAATATTTGTAAACAAAAAAAACTTTGTAATTACTGCACCAAAAGTTGCATCACGATTTTTACATCATGTTTTTGGTCATAATTCAATTGAGCCATTTTTTCCTAATGAAATAAATTCAAAAGAAGATTTAAAATTATCATTCTACCCTCCACTCGATTTTACGATTAAAGATGGTTCTTTTGAAGAACGTTATAATACTGTATTAGTTGACTGGGAAAATATTATTCATAAAAAATCAAATAAAAAATTCATAGTATTGTACAGAAATCCAATAGAAAGATTTAAATCAGCAGTAATACAAGATATTCAATCTTCTTTTGATAATATGAAAAATTATTTTGAATTTGTGTGGCTAAAAACCATTATTTTAAATGGAGGATTTGATGAAGAAATTACCATGAATTTTATCTTGAATTTTTTACCACTGCATGAGAATAAAATACAAATAGATGGAGTGGATAACGAGCGGTATTCCATACTTTATAACCAAATTAAACCAGTATATAGCTATTTACTGAAACTTTATATTGAAGGTGTTTTTAATCATAATACTCACCACTACACCAATTATTTAAAATTTATTTATGATTTAGCAAAAGATGAACTTATATCTTATCCAACTTTTGTTAATATAGAAACAAAAAAAGATATACAAACAATTTTTAATCCTTCAACAACAGATAATGAAATTCCAAAATATTCTAATTCAGATACAGGAAAGCTCCTTATTACAGAAATTCTTGAAAATGATTTAGAACTTAAAAATAAATTAAATGATTATCTAAAAGAAGATTTAAAAATTTATTCAATATTGAATAGTAAAATCGATGGATTATAAACTCTACATACATCATCACTACACTTACGAATTATTTTGGTATTTTTGTCATGGTTTAGATATAAATCCAAACGATGTACCTGTTTGGTTTAAACTTAATCAATATAATAAAAATATTAAAATAGACCATGATGTTATAATCGATTCATCTTATAAAGGTAAGACTATACAGATAATTTTTTGTTTTGATAATCATTGGGATAAGTTAGATGGATTTCATCTTTTAGATTATTCCATTTCTCTTTTAGAAAATAATACTGTTGGTGATAGGGGATTTAATGCAAATGATATGTTAAAAAAAGCTGCAGATTTCAGAACATTTTTAAACGAAAAAGCTAAAATCTTACAAAATAGATTACACTTTATGTATATTGATTGGGAAGGTCATGATGCATATAATCAAGAAGGTTGGGCAAAGAGAGTTAATAAGAATGTAGAATTTTTTGTTGATGAAACTTATACAATAAATAAAAAACCAAAAAACTCAAATTTCGTATTTACTAATTTATTTTGGTCTTTTATATATCCAAACACTTTAGGAATACGAGAATATTATTTTTTTCATGATTATTTGAAATACAAAAATGATTACAAATATAAAATAAATATTCCAGCAAGAAGAGTATATGGTATAAAAAAAGATGTAATACAAGAAGTCTTATCACTAAATAACCCAAATATTAATTGTACTCGAAGTTCTTTTCACGAAAGTAAACAGTATCATCTTGCAGGAAAGGGTGAAATGGGTATTCCTTTTAAAGAAGAAAATTATATACAAAAAAGAGGATATGGTATTCACGATTGGGGTGGTGAATGGAATGATAACAATATGAATGAAAATATGTGGAAAATGTTTGGTATCTCAGAGGTAGTAACTTTATTTGAAGTATCTGCAAAATATATGGCAGAACAAGCATTATCCCAAAACAATGACAAAATACCAGATTGGATGCACCCCGGTGATTCAATGTTAACTGAAAAAACTATTTCTCATATTTTAGTTGGTAAACCATTTATTCCTCAACACTATGATACAATCGAATTTTTAAATAATATATTAAAACAATATAATTCTAAGATTGTAGAATATCCACTAGAAAAATATGATACTGTATATGATGTTATACCATTTTTAGATGATATAACTCGTGATGATAAAAAGTGGAAAGTTTTTACAGATAAACTTAAACTTTATGTTGAAAATTTAAGAACAGAACTTGTAAAATTATGTAGCAACAACAATTCTTATCTTGATTTTTTAATCAAAAAACAATTACCAAGTACAAAAGATTTTCTTTTATGAATTTATATATCCACCACAAATATAACTCAGAAATATTTTGGTATCTATTTCATGGAGTAGATGTTAATTTAGATGATATACCATATCCTGTCCTTAATATTAGAGAAAAGAATATCTATGTAAATTTTGAATACAAAAACCAAAAATTTAATGCTATATTTTGTGATGATAGGTTGTGGGATAAAAAGGATGGTAGACATATAATAGACACCCACTTATATCAGTTACAAAAAGGCTTAATAAATAATAGAGGTTGGAATGATTATTTTATTCATAATCATTTGGTAGATTTTAATGTTAACATAAAAAAACATTCTAAAAGATTAGGTAAAAAATTAGATATGTTTTTGATTGATTGGGAAGGTATTGGTTTTTTAGAAAAGTATAAAATTTTAGATTATCAACAAAATAATTTATTTTTAGATGAATATATATTAAATACAAAATTTACAAACTACCCAACGACACAAATACTTTCATCTTTTTTATATACAAATGGTTTGAACTTTAGAGATTTTTATTATTTTAGTGATTTTTTAAAACTTAAAAAAGACCATCATTATAAATTACATTATGCGGTTAGGAGACCAACTGATAAAAAAATAAAAAATATAGAAACATTAAACCAAATAAAATCTGATAATTTTATTATTACCTACTCATCATATATAAACACACATGATAATGATGATATAAAATATAGAAAAATAGCTGATTTTTTTGAAAAGAATGTTATATCAAAGTTTAAAGATGATGCAGTTTTCAATAAAAGAAAATATGGTATCCATAATTTTGGTGAAGAAACTAACAATAATAACACACGAGAAATGTTGTGGAAAGTATTACCATTTTCAGAAGTAGAGATACTTGATGAGTATATAGAAGATGGATTTATAACAGAAAAGTTATTTTTAAGAATACTAGCAGAAAAACCTTTTATTCCTACGAACATCGAAGCAGTAAAGTTTTATGAAAATATTTGTAAAAAATATAACCAACCAATTGCAGAATATCCTTTAGAATATAAAACTTTAGATGATATAGTTGATAAATTGGATGAATATATCAATGATGAAGAAAAATGGGAAGAATTGGTAAACAATATTACAAATTGGGTAAAATCATTAAAAACCTCAATTATAAAGATATTAGATAATAATAATTCATACTTAGATTTTGTTATAAATGATGTACCAACCAAAAAGCATACTATCTAATATTTATATACTGACACAATTATAGAAAAATTTATGAAAAAATTTATATCGTTACTTGCACTATTAATAGTAGCATGTACTGCAGAGGGGTTTACTCCTCCAAGTGAAATCCCTAATCAAGAAGATAGAAGGGAATCAGTAATAGTTGAAACTGATATTTTTAAAGTAAACTACTCAGAAGTTTTAGAACAGCCATTATGGGTTGAGTACACAGTTCAATGTCCACTACCAGGAGTTGATAGAGGTTCTATGGATTTTTGGGAACCAGAGGATGTAATTACATCAGATGATGATGATTATTATTCAAACGTATGGGATAAAGGACATATGGCACCAGCAGCAGCATTTAACTGTACAACAGAAATGTTAAAGAAAACATTTAACTTTCTTAATTCTGCTCTACAACACGAAACACTTAATAGAGGTGTGTGGAATCATTTAGAAGGATTCGAAAGAAACTTAGCAAATTTTTACCAAGTTGATGTAAGAATAGAAGTACTTTTCGATGATGAACCACAAAAAGTTAGTGGTGGTGCTTCAATCCCAAAAGGATTCAAAAAGATATTAACGTTTGATGATAGAGAAGTTGTATTTGAATTTCCAAACGTAGATACAAGTGGAACTCATTGGACCGATTACCTAGTAAGTAAGTAAACTTATATTTATACATGATGGATTATACTCAATTAATAGATAAGTTATTAAGAGAACTTAACACGAGAGTTGGTATCGTTAACATATACGATAAAGACCAACAATATATGATGTCTGAAATTCTTTCAGATTGGGGTGAGTATGATGCAAAGCAAATTATCTTTGAATTTTTAACAGAAGCAGAACCAAACAAAAACGATGACAGATATCAATCAGTTGGATATGGTAGATATAAGTTAAAAGGTAAAGAAGGGGAAAATGACCCTACTTACGAAAAAGATGATAAAGGTAACTATATAAAATTGGATTCAGATAATGAAAAAGGTGGTGATGAAGAAACTAAAGAAGAACCACCACAAGGAACTGCTTTAAAAGGTAAAGCTGGTGATGAGTATAAGAAAAGTTTACCTGCAGGAGACCCTGCATCTAAAAAACCATCTATACAAAAAGGGGATGGTAAAAGAATCACACCAACTACTCCAAAAGGAAATCCATTAGCAAAGAATTTAGAAAACTTATTCACAGGTGAATCTGCATCAGTAAAAAATGTTTTTGAATATTTGAGTGATGAAGATAAACAACAATTTAGAGATTTTGAAGATGATTATCGTATATTAGTTTCTCTTGAAGATGTAGAAGAAAGAAAGAATCAGGCTGAAAAAATGGTAACAAAGTATGGTTTAGATTCAAACAAAGGTTCTGATGAACCTAATCCAAAACTATATATGAGAAAAGTATCACCTGATGCTCGTAAAATATTAAGTGGTGATGGAAATAAAACATCAGAAGAATTAAGAGATACGATTGAAAATGCATTAGGAACTTCATTAAAAGGTGCAACCAAAGGTGGGAGTAATGTAAAACAAGAAGTAACCACTACATCTAAACCAGATATAGGAGGTGCAAATAAGGAATTCATTAGAACATCAGAACAAGATGAAGCGGTACGTTCTATTTTTAGTAAAGAACCATATTCAAGATTACCCTCCTCTATGCATCAGTTAATGGGAGCAGTTGGAGAAGATGGTAATTTATTATACCCATCATCAAAAAATTCTAAAGCATATTTAAAACATTCTATTGAACAGAATAAATCACTTGAAAAAACAATAGAAAAACTAAAACAACTTGAAGAAAGTGATAATGTAAAACCATCAGTTCGTAAGGCACTAGAAACTCATCAAGAAAATATGAATCGTATTTTAAATGAGTATGAGATACCAAGTAAAGAGGCCTCAGAGGCGGTTAGTAATTCATATGCTATTATGGCAGAAACACTCAACGAAGAATCCGGTGTACTTGCTGGAGCAATGATGAAGAATATGGCTGAAATGGCTTTATACGACACAGAGATTGCTGGTGGTGATGAAGCATATTTACCATCTGCAGGAACTTTCCCAAGTGGTGATAAAATTAGAGTAGATAGAGACGGTAAGGGTGTTGTTGAAAAGATAGCTGCAGTTTCTGTAAAATATGGTAAAAGTGGTAAATTTAAAGCGTATGGATTTCCAGGTGAAACCGGCCAATACCAAAAATTTCATCCAAACGAGGAATATAGAGATAGATTACATAGTAGACCAGGTGATGATGGATATGATTTAGGAGTTAAAGATGAAATCGTAGATAATCCACTAGCAATAAAACAAATTATAAGTGAATCTGGTTTTGGAGATGCTATTCAAGATGAGGATAAATTAATTGAAGTTATTCAATCAATGAAATCCAAGATTCAAGAAATAAAAGAAGAAATAGGATATATCCAAAATTCACCAGAAGCAAAAAGAGCTGGAAAACCTGTTGCTAAAAAACAAATAGGTTCACAGAAAAAGAAAATTTCAGAAATAGAAAAAGAATTAGCATCTGAAATGGCTAATTATATTGATAGAGATAAATTAAGTGAGTTGGTAGGTAAAGATAATGCAAGGTTATTATTAAGTAGACCACAATGTATGATATGTGGTTTAACCTTTGGTTCAACTTTAAGTACTTCGAATGGATTAGATGTAATTGAACACAACCATCAAGAAATTGCTGATGGTAAATATATTACAAAAACAGATACTGCAGAATCTGGTCAAACCAAATCTTTAAAGAATTGGGCTCTTACTTGGAGAGCATATGATGATAGAGCAGGTGGTTTGATTGCTGGTGCCAACTCAGAAAGAATAGACCTGTAACCGCAATAGGTAACTCTATTTGAGGGTACATTACTTTTATGTACATTACTGAATCTTTCCTAAAATGATTTCATATTTATATAGGAATACAAAGATAGATAGGAAATAAATGCAAACACAGTTACTCTGTACATTCACTAATAAAGAACACTTTCAAAATACCTTACAACTTATTAGAGAAACATATCATATAGTTTACAATTATATTTATGTTCTTCAAAATAAAGGTAATTTGGATGAGTTGTTTATTACATATAATATTGATACTAGTTATAAACCAGATAGACCTTTAGAGGATACTATATTGGTTCATAGAAAGAAACAGAGTAATACTCTTTATACCATTAACGCACTAAACGAATTGGTAAAAGAAGAGAATGGTGGTGTATTGGATAAATCATTTACTATCGATTGGGATAGATTTAAAAATTCAATCATTGTTACCAATGTAGAAGGCACGAAAAAGATTTCTACAAGAATCTTCGAGGTAATAGAATTTAACAAAAAATAATTCACTTTTCATTAGTTTATTTCAATTATTTTTCGTATATTAGTATTGTAAGTTTAAATAATGCTTACCTTTAAAACTTAAAATTATGAGAAAGTTTATGAGAGTACATCCAGCAGATAAATCTCCTTTATATGCTAAAGGTAGTTTAGGAGATATTCAATTTTGGGGTAACCAATTAGATGATGCTGTTGATGGTAAACATGGAAGTTTGGATATAGATATCTGTGTATCAAAACTAAAATTCTTAGTTGATAAACATATAAGCACGAATGATATATCTTATAAAGATAACATATAAAAAATAATTGGTATTAAATTAGGATATATCAAATAATTTTCGTATATTTACTATGTAAATAATTAATAACACTTAAAACTTAAACTATGTATTCTTTAGATTGTTCTTTTTTCTCTGAAACTTTTGACTCGATTGATGAATTAATCAATTATGTAATGATGAATGGTTCAGACCCTAACTACGAAATTACTAAAAATGGAAATCCAACTGGTGAAATGGCAATTGATTTAATACAATTTTAATATGACATTAAAAGATATAAAAAATATTGTTAATGAAGTTTTCCCAAAGATTGAAAACTATTATGGTTACTCAAACCACTTTCCAGAAGTAACTCCTTATATCGAATATGAAACTTCTATCTATGGTAGAATGAGCGGTGAAGAAGATGATGGTACAATGGGAGAAGAATCACCAGATGCAGAGTTTGATAGAATCGATAACTCAATTGTTATCTACTATCCTAAAATGAAATCAAAAAAACATATCGTGGAAACTTTAGTTCACGAATACCAACATTATTTACAATCTCCATCTTGGATGACAAGATACTACAACATGGGATTCAGATACGATAATCACCCATATGAGATTGCAGCAACAAAAGAAGAAGTTAACTATAAACTATTCATATGATAGATACTTGGACTAAAAAACAATTTCTACAAGTAATGAGTGATGCTTACAAAGAAGCTCATGGTATAAGACCTCGTGGTGTTAATTACGAGGAATGGAGTACCGAAGAACTTAAAATGGAGTTCTTAACTCTTTCCCAAATCTCAGCTGATAATGAGCAGTGGGAAATGGAAATATAAAAAAAATATTAAAAATAATTTGGATATTAAAAATAATATTCGTATATTTGTATAAATAAAATTTAAAAGGTTATAATATGGCAAAAAAATCCACAACTACAAAATCTACCAAAGCTCCGGTAGTAAAAAAATCAAGACAACACAATTTAAATATCAAACCTATTGATGAGGTTGAATATTCTGTAATCAAATACGATAATTCTGAAATCGTAGAACAGATGGAAAAAGAATGGCCTGAGATGACAGATGAATTCAAAAGAATCATGTTTACTCAGTATGAACTTTTCTGTAAGAAACAAGCAAATTATGGACCAGATAACATTTCTGTTGGTTCTGATTTAAAGAGTAGGGCTGATAAAAATATAGCACTTACAGGTCTTTGGTTTAGAATGAACGATAAGATTCAAAGATTAAAACAAATGGTAGTACAAGGTAAGAAAGATGAAGTTGGGGAGGCAATAGAGGATTCATATCAAGACCTATCAGTTTATGGAATTATAGCTCAAATCGTTAGTAACGGTAAGTGGGCAAAATAGTAAAAATAAATACGAATTTTGAGAAGATTTTTCGGTGGTTTTTTCGATTTTCGTATATTTATATGTATAAAACACACACCGATAAAACAATTAATAATTAACACTAAAAGGTAAAAATCATGGCTTTAGACATTAACGCAATCAGAGGTAGACTGAACAAACTACAAAACACACAACGTAAATCAGATGCACTTTGGAAACCAACTCCAGGTAAACATCAAGTAAGAATCGTTCCTTACAAATTCAATCAGGATAACCCTTTCATTGAATTGTATTTTCACTACAACATTAACAACAAAACTTATTTATCACCAC